GAAGAAGACATGATGGAAGCATCTGAAGATGATGAAGATGATGAAGAAGAAACTTTGGAAGAAGCAGTTCAATTGCAAAAAGTTTCCGTAACACACGGTGACAATGGTGCTTACACAAAAAGCCCATCATTAAACAAGAATACAAAAATCTCTAGTAATGGTGCTAAAGTTGTATCATTAGGCGGCGGTGAGTCAACTAAAGGTGGTACACAAGGTGGTTTGTTAAACCCAACAACTAAAGACCTAAAAGGTGCTGGTACATTTAAGAATGCTCCAGGCAAAGGTAACTTCAGTGAAAAAGGTGAAGCAGCTCCAAAACCAAAGCATGGTGATGACGGTCAAAACACTAAGTCTATCGTAGGTGAATCTCGTAAGACTACTAAGAAAATCATTAAGAAGTAAGGATACCTGAGAAATGGCTTTGTATCTCAGAGAAAACCTAACTTTCGACCGTGCTAATATCATAGTTGAAAGCGAAGGTGAAGGCAGTAAGAAGTCCCTTTATATGAAAGGGATCTTCATTCAGGGCGGGGTTAAAAACGCTAACGAGCGTGTTTACCCTGTTTCTGAAATTGAATCTGCTGTTGATACTCTTAATGAACAAATCAAAACAGGTTATTCAGTATTAGGTGAAGTAGATCACCCTGATGATTTAAAAATCAATTTGGATCGTGTATCACATATGATTACTCAAATGTGGATGGATGGTGCAAATGGATTCGGCAAGTTAAAAATATTACCAACTCCAATGGGACAGTTAGTGTCTACAATGTTGGAGAGTGGTGTGAAACTCGGAGTCAGTAGTAGAGGTAGCGGCAACGTTAACGATATGAATGGCCAAGTTAGTGACTTTGAAATAGTCACTGTGGATATTGTTGCACAACCAAGCGCACCTAATGCATATCCCAAAGCAATTTATGAAGGCATGATGAACATGCGTCATGGTCATAAGTTACTTGAGATTGCAAAAGACGCCCAAGGCGACAAAAAAGTTCAGAGATACCTGAAAGACGAAATGGTTCGTCTTATCAAGGACCTCAAAATTTAAAGGGGATAAAGCATGTTTGATGCTATCAAACCATTACTTGAAAGTGGTATTATCAACGAAGAAACTAGCCAAGCTATAAACGAGGCATGGGAATCTAAGTTGAATGAAGCCCGTGAACAAGTTCGTGCTGAATTACGTGAAGAATTCGCACAACGATTTGAACACGATAAAACAATAATGGTAGAAGCCCTAGATAAAATGATGACAGATGGTTTATCTGCTGAAATTGAAGAATTTAAAGCAGAAAAACAAGCAATGAATGAAGACCGCGTTAAAGCGCAACAAAAATTGCGTGAAAACGCAAGCAAGTTCAATGACTTCATGGTTAAACACTTAGCCGAAGAAATCAAAGAATTGCGTACCGAACGTTCAATTCAAAAAGAAAGCCAAAACAAACTAGAACAATTTATTGTTGGTGCATTAGCTCGTGAAATCAAAGAATTCTCACAAGATAAACAAGCCGTTGTTGAAGCTAAGGTCAAATTAGTTGCTGAAGGTCGTAAACAATTAGAAGCATTGAAAGCACAATTTGTTGCTGAAAGTGCTAAGAGAGTTAACGAATCTGTTGCAAAACATCTTAAGGGTGAACTAAGTCAGTTGAAAGAAGATATTAAGATCGCTCGTGAAAACGATTTTGGTCGTAAAATCTTTGAATCTTTCGCTACCGAATTCTCTGCTACTTACTTAAATGAAAAAGCAGAAACACGTGGCCTAATGCAAGCATTAGCACAAAAAGAACAACAATTGGCGGAATCTACCGTACAAATCGCTCAAGCTAAGAAATTAGTGGAAAGCAAAGAACGTGAAGTTCGTATTATTAAAGAATCTAATAGCCGTCAAAAAGCTATGGATGAATTGCTAGGTACTCTAAATGAGGAAAAAGCAAGTGTAATGCGTAACTTACTAGAAAGCGTCCAAACACCTCGTCTACAGGCCGCTTTTGATAAGTATCTACCAGCAGTTTTAAATACTGTTACAGAGAAGAAAGAGAATAAAAAACCTGTCTTATCTGAATCAGTAAAAGCTGTTACTGGGGATAAAACTGTTAAACAAGCTGATGATGAATCTCGTGATAACGTGATTAGTCTAAGACGTTTGGCAGGGCTTTAAAATTAAAAGACATATTTAGGAGAAACATAAATGTCACAAGTTCTATTAGAAAGCCGTTGGGATGAGACTAAAGAAGCCCTACTTGAAGGTCTTAAAGGTACTCGTAAATCAACGATGGGTGTTATCTTAGAAAACACTCGCAAATCATTATTGTCTGAATCTGTTGCAGGCACAACTACAGCTGGTAACATCGCTACATTAAACCGTGTGATTCTTCCAGTTATCCGTCGTGTTATGCCAACAGTTATTGCTAACGAGCTAGTTGGTGTTCAACCAATGACTGGCCCAGTTGGTCAAATTCACACTCTACGTGTTCGCTACGCTAACAGCGTAACTGGTTCTGACTTCCCATACGGTGGTGGCGGTGCCGGTGATGTTACAGGCGGAGAAGAAGCATTGTCTCCATTCAAGATTGCACAAGCATACTCAACAGTACGTTCAGACGCTACATCAGCTTCTGGTTATACTGGTGCTCCAACAGCAAACTTGGAAGGTAACGGCGGTAAACAAATCAGCGTACAAATCTTGCGTCAAGCTGTTGAAGCTAAGTCACGTAAGTTGCAAGCACGTTGGACATTTGAAGCTGCTCAAGACGCTCAATCACAACACGGTATTGACGTTGAAGCAGAAATCATGGCAGCTTTGGCACAAGAAATCACTGCTGAAATTGACCAAGAAATTCTATTGTCATTGTCAACATTGGCTTCTACAGAAGCAACATACAACCAAGCTACAGTATCTGGTACAGCTACTTTCGTTGGTGACGAACACGCAGCATTGGCAGTTTTAATTAACCGCGTTGCTAACTTGATCGCTCAACGTACACGTCGCGGTGCAGGTAACTGGGCAGTTGTAAGTCCACAAGCATTGACAGTATTGCAATCTGCAACTACTTCAGCTTTTGCACGTACAACAGAAGGTACTTTCGAAGCTCCAACAAATACAAAATTGGTTGGTACATTGAATGGTGCAATGCGTGTTTTCGTTAACACATATGCAGCAGACAATACACCAGTTCTAGTTGGTTACAAAGGTTCTAGCGAAACAGACGCAGCAGCATTCTATTGCCCATACATTCCATTGATGAGCAGCGGTGTTGTATTGGATCCAGGTACATTCGAACCAGTCGTATCATTTATGACACGTTATGGTTATATCGAATTGACAAACACAGCATCTAGCTTCGGCAATGCTGCTGACTACTTGGGTGAAATTGCGATGTCTAACATCACATTCCAATAATCAAGGAATCAAAACTTTTATTCTCATCGGGATGGGAAGTTACAATTAGGGAGACTAAGGTCTCCCTTTTTGTTGGCACTACAGGAAGCTATTGTCAAAAAATGATAAATAAATGATAAGATAATATTTGGGACCATACATGGCAGTTGATGCATTTAATTCAGTAGGTGGATATACAGTAGGAATTCCTCCAATACCTATTATAGACGCTAACGGAAATTTAACAGTAAACCAAGCAAACATCGGTAATGTTACTATTAGCGGTGACCAAGTTGTTACTGGTAACATTGTAGCTAATACTTTTATTGGTAGCTTCAGTGGTAATATTTCTGGTAACTTAATTACTCCAGGCTTAGATGGTTGGGTATTGTTCAATGAAAGTGGAGCAGCATCATCTAGTAGTGAATTTACTTTTAATCCTACCGGTGCATTACTAACAGTTACCGGTAGAATAGAAGCAAGTTCATTTACTGTAGGCACAGGTGTAAATGAATTTTCAACAACAACCGTTGTAATGGCAACTACTTTTAGTAGTGCTGCTGGACAAGTATTGCATTCACAACATGCAAATGCAATTTGTTCAGTTGACTATACAATCATTGCTACTGATACCACTGCTAACACTAGACAAACTAGCAAATTATTTGCAAGTGTATTAGGTACTGAAGTTGGATTCTATGAATATGGTACAATTGATGTTCCGCAATCTAGCCCAGGCGTTGCTGACTTCTCAGTTGTATATGATGGAACAAGTAATGTAAATTTAACAGTAAATCCAATGTCTTCAGATACTATCACTTACAAGATAATGGTAACAAGCTATAAAGAATAAGGACAAGAAAAATGGCGATTAGACTCTTTAACTCAGTTGGTGGCTACTCAGTAGGCGAAACCCCAGCAAATGTGATCTTAGCGAATAGTGATATTACGCTAGGTTATGTAGTTTCATCAACTCTGCCAGGCAATGCAAACATCTATTTGTCAGCGGGCAATGGTAATCTCTACACAACTAGATTATTAACTGATAACTTACTACATGCTAACGGAGTTGCATGGGACTTCTTGCAAGCAGGTGGTTCTACCGGTCAATTACAATTTAACAACGCCGGTGATTTAGGTGGCAGTGCTAACTTGACATTTGATGGTACCAATTTATTAACATTAACTGGTACAGGTAACATCACTAATCTTAACTCAAGTGGCAACGCTAATGTTGCAAACTTGAATGCAAATGGTACAGTTAACTTTACTAGTTCTGCGAACGTTACATTAGGTCCCGTTTCAAATATTCACATTAGTGGTGGTAGCACAGGCTACGTTCTACAAACAAATGGTTCAGGTGCATTAACTTGGGTAAGCCCAAGTAGTGTTGGTATCGGTGGTTCTAACACACAAGTTGAATTTAATGATAATGGTTCATTTGCTGGTAGTGCTAACTTTACCTTTAATAAAACATCTAATACATTAGCTGTCGATAACATTAACTTGGTAGCAACTGGTACTGCTAACTTAGGTAACTTAGTAATTGCTAACTACCATCAAGGTACATTAACTACTGGTGCACAACCTAATATTACAAGTGTTGGTACATTAACAAGTTTAACTGTTACTGCTAACGCAAACTCTGGCAACATATATACAGGTAACGTAAGTGTAACAGGTGCTGTATTGAGTTCATGGATACCTGCTACAAACAACACTTATGATTTGGGTAATAGCTCAAGTGCATGGCGTAACGTTTGGGCTGGCTCTAACATCTTTATTGGTGGTTCTACTGGATACATTAGAGCAACCGGTAACGTAATTAAAGTTGATGCATTCCAATCAGCAAACAATGCTAACGTTGGATCATTGACAGTTCAAGGTGCTACACAATTGAATAGTGACTTGACAGTTCAAGGTAATTTAACTGTAGCTGGTTCAACAACATACTTAAACGTAACTAACTTAGCAGTTGAAGACTTATTAATTGATATTGGTGGTTCTGGTAACGGAGCTAACTTGACTAGCTATGATGGTAAAGATCGTGGTTTGTTATTACATAATTACGACTCACATAATTTAACAGGTCCAATCAATCAAGCATGGATTTGGAGTTCAGTAAACAATGAATTCCGTGCTATCGCTGATGTATTAAGTATATCAAGTGGTGTTGTAACACCAAACGTATATGCTAACATTCATGGTTTAACTTTCATTGGTAATGTTAATGCTACAACAGTTGCAGGTAACTTAACTACCAACGCACAGCCAAACATCACTAGCGTAGGTACATTATCAAGTTTAACTGTTTCAGGAACATTTATTGCTAGTGGATTGACATATCCAACTACCGATGGTACTTCTGGTCAATTCTTGAAGACAAACGGATCGGGCGTACTATCTTGGTCTACTGTAAGTACAAGTAGTATTACTAATGGTACAAGTAACGTAAACGTTGCAGCAAGTGGTAACGTAACTGTCACTGCGGCAGGAAACACAACTGTAACTATTACTCCAACTGGTGCAAACATAACTGGTTATGCTAACGTTACCGGTACTATTACTGCAAACAACGTTACTGCTAACACTATAACTGGCATTAGTCTTGTTACTGGCAACTCAACACAGGGTGCAACTACTGTAACAAGTTCAAGTACATCAGCTAAAATTCTTGCAACTTTCCCAGTAACTGGAATCAACGGTGTTGAATATTTTGTAAAAGGTGTTGATACTAATTATAAGTATACTATTGCTAAGATTCATGCGGTTACTGATGGTGCAAACGTAGACTGGGATGTATTTGGTGGAATATCTCTCTCATCTGGTGTAGGTGCTGCAGGTGGACAGTTTGTGGTAAGTATCGCATCAGGAAATATTCAAATAGCAGTGACACCGTCTAGTAGTAACTCTACTACATGGACAACTAAGTATACAACAATCTAAAATTTAGGGTACCATGGGAATCAAAAAGTTTAATGCCGTCCAGGGGTTTTCAGTAGGTGAAACAACCATTTATGATGTTGTTGACATTAACGCCAACGTTTCTGCAAATAACCTAACTGTAACTGGTACGACAAACTTAGGTGCAATTAGTAACCTTACAATCACCGGTGGTAGTGCTGGGTATGTATTAAAGACAAATGGCTCAGGTGTACTATCTTGGGAAAATCCACTTGATGTAGGTGTTACAGGGTCAAACACACAGATCCAATTTAATGACAATGGTGCGTTTGGTGCCAGTGCAAATCTAACATTTGACAAAACTTCAAATACATTAACAGTTGATAAGATTGTAGCGAACGGTGCAAGTTTAACTAGTTTAAATGGTGCTAATGTTACTGGTACTGTAGGTAATGCAAATTACGCCGCATACGCAGCAAACGTAACGGGTAGAACACAATCTAATATCACATTAGTTGGTACATTGGCTAACTTGAATGTTAGTGGTAACATTAGCTCAGGTGGTAACTTAACTTCTGCAAACGCTAACTTAGGTTATATAGCAGTTGCATCATACTTCTACGGTGATGGTAGTAACCTGTCTGCTATCT